TGCTTGCTTCTCCTAAACCTTCTTCTTTCATTTGTTTTGCGTGTTTTGAATTATCTACGTGGATTAATCCATCACGCCCTGCTTTATAAACCTTAGTGCCGCGTTCAGTTCTAACAGCAACTTCTTTCAAACCTGTTGGCGGTATCATCTTTGGCATATAGCCCCCCTTTTTAGTTAAGTTGTGGTGCGCCCACTATTTGACGCACCACAACTTATTTACTAACTACGCGTTTACAATTCCTGAAACTGCGCCGTTCCAAGCAGGAGCGGTGCAGAAGAATGTTCCACGGAAGTAAGTGCTGAACTCATAAGCAAACTGAGTTACAGGCCATTGGATACCCATATAGTCCTGAACCATAAAGTTTGCCCATACATCAGAAACTTCTGTGTCTGGAATTGGAAGTGTGTAAGAAAGAACAGGCGATACGCCTTGTGGTAGCCAAGGGTGAACCGTTAGCGGAACCATCTTTCCAGTTACTTCGTTGTATAGCGCGCCAATTGTTGCGCCACCTACGTAATCTCCAGCCTCGGTTTGAGTTAGAGTCAAGCGGTAGTTTGCGGTTGAACCGTTCTTAATTGAATCAGAGAGTTGCTTGCGGTCTGCGCCGTTAATCAAAATCTCATCTGGGTCAGCCTTTACGCTGTTGTAAAGAGCATAGAACACGTCCTGATATTCAACACCAGGATTTGATGTTGAGAATGTGCTGTTAATTGACTTGTTAAAACCAGAATTTGAACCCAAAACAGTTGGGAGAATTCCGTCATAACCAGTTGCGTAAGCAGATGTATCAGCAGAAGCACGTGAAGCAGCAGCACCAGTTGTAGTAAATGCCGCGTTGTTACCTGTAACGCTTGCGCTTGCTCCTTGAATTGTGAAGGTACCAGTTCCTTTTAGAGTTCCCTGATACTTCAAGTTTGCCGCACCAGTTGCAGTTCCAACGTAGATGTTGTAACCAAGTGCGCCTGCTACTGCGGTTCCAACAGTAACTGTTAGAACGTCGCCAGAGGCAACTGCGGTGCTTGCTTCTGTTCCGAGAATTGACTCACCGAAACCTGAACCAGAAATACCTGCGTCAGCAGTAACGTTTACATAATAAGTTGCCGCGGCAAGAGCAGTTTGTGAACCGCTTGCTACTGGGCTTGCTAGTGTAAATGTTGGAGCAGAAAGTGCGCCTGAATAACCAGAGGCAGTTCCACGTGCCATCAACATCATACGCTCTTCCATCAACATTGTTGCGTAGAGAGTTGAAGTTGAAGACAATTGACGCAAATCTTCATATCCAAGACCAGAGAAGTTAGCGTCAAATGAAACGCTATCTGATAGTGAGTAAGAATTGTAAGGCAGGATTAAATCATCTGCGGCATAAGCAATTTTTGGACCACGCTCGTAGTTGATAGAACCAAATGCGGTTGTGGTGCTTTCTGTAATACCGGGCCAGATGTTTCCTACTCCGCCTGTACCTGTACCTGTGTAACCAAGAATTCTCTTGACACGGTGTGAAGTACCGACACCCTTCTTACGCGCAATTTTGTTGCGGAGAGGTGTTGGGCGTGGAGTAAGCAACTTAGCAGGTGCTTCTAGGTCAAATGCCGCGAAAGATGTGCTAAGTGGTGATGTAAGAGTAATATCCTTTTGGATATCTTGCATTGCTAGGCGCTGTGAAGAAAGTGCGTTATTAAGCGCGCTTACTGCGTCTGGTGCCAATGACTTATTAGCAACAAGTTGTTCTAATGAAGCAACTGCGTCGCCAGAAGCCGCTGCGAAGGTAGATTTTCCTTCACGGATAGCGGCAACTGCCATTGGGTCAGTAACAGCGTGTGATACAGACTTTGAAAGTTCAGATTTGAACTCGTCCATAGCAATAGCCTGTTCCTTTGCGGAACCAGCGTCGCCGAACATATCGGCTGCTTTAGGGGCTGTTAGTGCCATTGTATTCCTTTCGTAAAGAGTTGGTTTGATTAATTACTTGGCTTGGTTGCGTTTGCTTTAGCGTCAAAATCTGCCGCCAATTCACGGTAACCGCGAGCCAAGTCCTTATCTGCGGTTACGGAAGCCTTAGCGCGAAACTCAGCCGCTTTATTTAATAGTTCGGAAACTTCCGACATATCAATTTTTACGCCTGAACGCTTTGGACCTCCAGATACTGCCTTGCTTTTTGCCGTTGCTAATTCGGCTTGTAACTTATTAATTTCCTCTTGATAGGAATTAATCTCGGTAGTTACCGCTTCTTTTGCACTCTTTACGGCTTTTTCTACAATTGCAGTAATTGTCTTTTCAGACAAATCTTCGTCATCTTCTTCTTCGTCAATAATGGTGCCAATTTCTTCCGTTGTTGGCGTAGGAATAATTTCTGTTACGCTCTTAGGTGTTTGTACTGGCGATACCATTGTTGCGGTAGTCATATTGCTAGTTGTTCCATCTGGCAAAGTTGTTTCTCCACCGCCGTGTGAGTTAGTTACTTGACCGCAACCGCACTCTAAGCACTTATGTGCTTCGGCACTTTTGCCTTCGGCTTCTTCAACTTCTTCCTCAGCCGCAGAAGGTTTGCTACCTTCGGCAGTTTCTTCTTCGGCACTTTCGCCATATTGTTTCTTTTCTTCGGCTTCTTCTTCCTCGCCGTCAATTTCAATTTCAACGCCAGCCTCTTTACACATTGACTTACACTCGTCAAATGCTTGTTTAGCAGCCATATAATTTTTCTTGGCGTCTTCGTATTGCTTTAGCATTTCTTCTTTGGAAGGCTTTTCGGAAACCGCCTTCTCATCTTCTTTGTGTTCCATTTCTACTCCTTTGGCAGTTTCTACAAGTTCTTCCATTTGTGTAAAGTCAGAACCATTATCAGATTTCGCAAGCATTAGTTTTGCGTTTGGGTTTGCTGGTCTATCTACTAGCGATACTTCCACAATTTGTCCATCAATAATGCGACCATTAGCCGCTTTATTATCGCGCACGATACGTGGCGAACGGATACCAATTGAGAAACCTTTTAATACGCCAGTTTCTACCTTCTTAACAGAAACAGGGTCCACAACTAAAGCAGAAATATAATGTCCGTCAGTTTTGCTATCTAATTCTTTTGCGACACCTGCCGCAATATTTGAATGTTGTTCGCGGATATTACCGCCTGATTTAAACCACTCTGGCATAGCCTTCTCTAACCAACTTGCGTCACAAATTTGCTGGTCAATATCTACGCTGTCGTCAGTTGCCTTACCATAAACAAGTAACGTTCCATCTTCTTGCTTTTCTTGCTTAATAATTGCGGCATACGCATTTGTTGTATCTATTGCCATTGATTTGTCCTTTTTCTTTTCTCTCTCTGCTATGGAATTCGCCCACGATTTGCCAGCATCTCCGCCCCATAAAAGCCAAGCAATATAACCCTTTGAAGGATTTTTAGCGTTACCCCAGTTTTCTCCTTTTTTATCAACTTCGTGTCTAGCGAAATAACTTACCATACGATTAATGGTTTCTAAAGGAAGTGATTTGCCATTTGATAAATCTCTTGCGCGAGCAACGCCTACTTCTGTTCCACCTCTACCAAATTCACGCCGTAATTCTAATCCGCGTTTAGCATTATTTCTAACTGCTTGCGGCGGAGTAAATCCATCTGCGGAAGGCATTAATCCTCGTTTCCTAGAATTATGGATATAGCGTCTTCACCTAAATTGCGTGTATCTACTACGTAAGGCGCAATATCACAAACACAATTAGGGTGCGCTGGTGGTTCCGTATCTCCACTAGGAAAACGCTCGTCAATACGGATAGGCGAAGCGTCTGCGTTCTCTTGGCATAAATCGCAAGGTTCAGCAACTAACCACTCTACCAGTTCAACGCCGCTATCTTCATATAATTCGCGGTTAGCCACGCTGACGGCACGGCTCATTTCCGTTTGAGCAATATTTAAAGCGCGCTCGCTATCGGACAAAATATCGTCAATTTCTATTTCTAAATCCTTTGCTAACTTCTCCCGATAACCAGCAATTTCTTCCAAAATAGTTCCTACTACGGCTTGCGGCGTTTGCCCTTTTTTTAAAGCGTTAGCAAGTGCCGTTCCTATGCGGTCTAACGAAGTTCTATTTAAACCTTGAATTGTTACACCACGCCTATCTAGTAATGTTTGTAATCCTTTAGGCGGTTTAACTAATGCGGCGGCGGCTCTATTGCCCGGTTTCCAGTTAGCCCAATTAACACCGATAGCGCGTTGTAATTGTTGTTTAGTAGGTGCTTTATTTATCTTTGCTTTAGCAATTGCCGATAACGCCACATCTTCGCCTAGAACATACGCTTCGCTATAAATGGTTCTAAATGCCGACATTAACGCGGTGCTATTTGGTCTAACGTTAGTTAATGTCCAGTTACGTGCTTGTTCGGTAGTCATATTTGCGCTAGGCATATTATTCAAAAACGCTTCAACTACTTCTTTGGTATTAACGCTTTCTTTTATTGCGTCACGAATTAATTTGGCACGTCTAGCGGCTAAACGAACCTTTGCGTTATTGCGTTCCTTCCACGCACGGCTTTGACGCATAACGAACCTACGCTAAATAACGTTCGGCATACCAGCGCGCGCTGTCGTAATCCTTTGTGGCTACAAATTTGTTTAATACGTCAGCGTAAACAACTGGAACATCTTTAAATCGGAATGAACGGTCTGGCGATTTACGCAACCAACGTAAGAATTGTTTTAATTCTTCTTGCGCAGATTTACCTTCGTCAATTTGTTCGCGTTCATCTTCGCCTTGAATTGCTTCGGCGTCATTTACAGTAAGTTCTGGCGTAGGTGCGTCAAAATCTCCAAGTAATTCGCTATTACCTTCAACTGGTGTTTCTAGCGGTTTAAATCCGTTTTCGGTAACTAAATACGCACCATTACCTACGGCAACAATAGGCATATCTGCCTCTGGTGCTTCAATTAATGGGCGACCTGTTAATGAACGTTGTTCGTTAAGTGTTAATGCGCCAGACTTTAATTCAATATCACGTGTGCGAGCAACTGATTCCAAATCTTGACGACCACTTTCCATAAACTTAAATTCAAGTTCGCGTGGCATACCTAAGAACATATAAGACAAATGCGAAAGCATACGAGATACCCAAGTTGCTAACGGAATTGCGCCTAATACTTCGGAACTTTGTGCTTGTCCTAATTGGAAACCAGAACCACCTAATCCGTTTTTAGGATTAAATCCAATTTCGCTTGGCAATACGCCGTAGTGACCGCAAATAGAATTAACTAAATATTCATCTAACGTATCTTTAAAACGTTCGCCGTATCCGTCGTATTGAACTGGTTCCATACCAGCAGGGAGAAGTCTTACGCGCTTACGTTGTTCAGTTTGACCAGCCAAATCTGAATTAAATATATCTTCGTAAGCCTTTAACAAGTTTGGATTATTACCAAAGTTTGCGTCAGTTTTCATTATTAATTCTGGTGTAACGCCATCTGTATATTCGGCGCGTAACCATTGTTGCCTACGCAAATAAATATCGGCTAATGGCAGAGCGCGTTCAGTTGGTCCGTATCCATAAACAGTTGTAGTTCTACGATTACGAATAAAGTAAGCAAGTTCATCGGAAGTAAATTCGCCGTCTGCGCTTTCACTTTCGGTTGGTGCGGCAAATTCGCTT